CCAATGACTGAGGGTTTGTATGGAATGTTTTCTGCGCTTGTTCATGATAAAATATTACCGAGAGATGTAAGACCCGGAGAAATTATTTCTGGTTTTGATGTTTCTACACCTAGAGGATTTAGAGAAGGAAAAGCGACTAAACCTCCGCTTAACCCAAAAAATAATTACACAGACCACGCTACTTCTTTTGCTGCTCCTTCCGCCATGGACGTTAAGGGTAAAGGTGAAGAAGAAAGGAAAGAGATGTTTCAAGGCAATTCAAATAAATTTGCAAATTTAATAAGTAGTGCTACGGGGCTTGGTTCAAATCCAAAATCTACCTCATCGTCAAGAACAGTCTTACCTAAAACCAATCAAAAATCAAGAGTCGCTAGACGACATGCTACTATTTTTGGAAGAATGAGACCACCACATGACCCTCAAGAAGCCATGAGATTGACCATGGCTCAACTAAGAACAGGTCGCCATCCGTTTGGACATATAGTAGAAGCACCTCGTGACTTTATTGGTTATCAAGGTAGAGTAAAACCGGATGAAGGTGACGACTTGGTTGATTTCTCAGAGAAAACCATGTTCGGTGGTTATGATGCACCCATGGGAGAAACTAATTATGACGATCTCCACTCACATCTTGAAGAAACAGTTAGTCTAAAACAAGAATTGGAAGAGCGTTTAGAAGAGCAGAAGCAAACTGGTGAGGTTGATAAAAAGATTGTTGACCAGATTTCAGACGCAGAGGAAGAAATAGATAGTGTAACTAATCTCTTACTAGAGGCTGAAAAACAAACATATTCAGATGAACCTGTACATCAAATGAGTCTTGTTAACAGAGAGAATATGGACACTAAAGATGACCAAGATAATAACGCGCACATCGAAATGGCTCGTCGTTTAATAGACATGATTCCTTTTGAGCAAGTTCCAAATCCTCAAGAAAACCCTGCTGCTTTTTGGGCTTTAACATCAAGAGCGCTGAGAGATGCTGGGAGAATGCTTCGTATACTTCCACCTCAAGAGGGAATTACTACTCACTCTTATCGACACACAAAAGAACAGGCTTTGACCAGTAGTCAATTGTCTGATGATGGAGTTTTCGATCCTCATCAGTTGTTAGGTAATACTGTGAAACAATTGGGTCAAGAAGTATTACCATCTTCTGATGTAGAAGATGTTTTAGAATCCCTTGGTCTACCGAATGATGCACCTCATGCCAGTATGATAGAGCGTTTGATTGAGAGTATTGACCGTCCAGTGCGAGTCATGAAAAATGCTGATATTCTAAATTCCTCAGCAGCAACTAATATCAAGTTTCATGCAAATGATGCTGACTATTCTCTTCATGGTGGGCAATACGTGGATGACCATCATGGTGCTTTGAAAGAATTTACAGGCGGTCAAAAAGGTAGAATTAAGGATAGGGCAAAGGAATTGCAATCGCGATTTGAACTACCCTTACGTTATATTACTCAAAAACTTATGAGAGAAAAATCAGGAGCAGTAGAAAGAAATAATCTTTCACACATACCCCTTTCGCCAATTGATATGCAGCAAAGAAACATGACTGTGTTTGGTAATGGGAAAAGAGGGTCTTCGGCAAATCCTAATATTAAGGGTGTAAAAAATAGAATTAAATCTTTGATGCACGATCTTATTGTAAGTCATGGAGATTTAGAAGAAGGNCAAGTCTCTCAGGGACAGGAGATACTTTCTGCTGGATGGGGTTCTGTTCCAGTTGGTCCTGCTACATCTTCCAGACATCATACTGTTCAAGACTTGTATGGTCCATCTTCTGCTATGGATTTTGGTTATGAAGGACAATCACCATTTGGTTGGGAGTATGAAAACGGTAAACCAGTGATTGGAACTTTCACGCAACCTGAAACTTATCATAGTATTCCTAATGAAACAATGAGTGCTATTTGGCAAGACCCCCGCTTTTCGGGTCTTGCTGATTCATACATTTCAACAGATTGGCAACCTATTTCCACTGTAAACAATCAAAATCGCGTTAATGAAATGGGTCAAACCCCTCACCAAAATGCAATGCTAAAGACTGATGATTTGGCTATTATGTTAAATCCTGACCTATTATTGAAAGAAGATGAAGCACGACCTCCACCATTACTGCCAATGCATCGCCTCTTTTCTCTAAAAGACTTAGAGGCATTCCGTGGATTCACTGGTGACTGGGTTGTTTCTGCATACCCAGAAGGTAAGAGGTTGATAATTACAAGGGATGGAGATAGTATTTCAGCATATGATTCTAATGCGGAAGATGTGAGTGTGAGCGGTGCTTCGCAGCAACATCTCAAGAAACTTACAGAGAAAGACTTTGTTGTAGATGCAATAAAACGCGGCAAGAGTCTGTATATTTTTGACATTCTTTCTTATGATGGTACTAATATTAGTGATTTGTCAGTTCCTGAAAGACTCAAGGTTCTACGTGGACAGTTCGATAGTTACGAAACTGCACACATACCAGCACCTGATGATACTGTTGTGACAGATGAGGGTGGTCTGGAAGGAGCAGTTGAGCGGTTAAAGGAAGAACACCCTCGACTTTTGTTAAGGGATGGTAAATCAACTTACATGAAAGGTGAGCGTCGCCATCCAAAGTGGTTCATGCTTCGTAAGAATAAGGACATAGCACTCATTATTCTTGATGTTCGTGGTAAGGGTCCTTTCACTTATCGTCTTGGTGCAGGTCCTGTAGATGAAGACGATCTTGGAAATCGAGGTGTTGAACATGAAGGGGCTACTTATCTTGACGTTGGTACTGTAAAAAGTCCAAAACCGTTTGAAGAAGGGGACATCGTACGGGTATCTGTATCAGGAGTTAAGGCAAAAAGAAGAGGGGAGAAGACAATCTATGATGTAACTCCTAATACTATACGCGCTGCTAGTGATGTAGAAAGCCCAGCCAGTTTAGAATCCCTTGGTCTTCTTGCTAAGTCTCATGCAATTATACCAGTAAAGTATGATTTGAGTATAGTTGATGATGTGCTTACAGTATCTTTTGATGGAATTGATGATGTACTATACAAGATGGAGAAAACAAGAAATGGTTATTGGGCGCATAGTCCTAAAGGTACTCTTTCTCCTTTAATGAATACAGACTATCCTATATTGTTAGCAGAAAGTATGCGTCCTATTTGGCACGATGTTGCTTCTGTACTCATTAGTAAAAAGTTGGAACGAGTTAGAAGTATGACTAATCCAAAAAATCGAGAAGACTCTGAGAAAGAGTCTGCCGGTGTCATTGATGATGATGATGATGACACTATTCTCAAACCTGAAAGGCAAAAGAAAATGTTAGACATGATATCACGTATTACTAATTTAACTGAGCGAATAAAGAAAGAAAAGATGACTGGTCGAGTAAGCGCTCAGGGTCTTGGTATTGACGTTGGGGCACAAATAGAGTCTCCAAGGGGGCCTACTGAACTAAGAAGTGAACAATCCATGCCTGATTGGGACATGTTAGACCGCCCCACAGAAGATCCTGAGAGCGAGTACCCACAAGCGCGTAAGAAAAGAAGAATGTTAGAGCAGTCTGGTGAAAATGAGATTGAGATGCGGGAGGACTAGGCCGTTTTATTCATATAGATGAACATGGGCTTAGGAGGGATAGTGTGCTACGACAACCACAGCAATCTGGTATTGAACTGCTTAAGGCGGGGTCTGACCTCGTCGTTGCAGGATATGCCTCTGTGGAACTTGTAGACAAGCAAGGAGATTTGATAACGCGTTCGGCTTTGAAAGATGCTTTCAAGAAGTTCATGACCGACCCGAAATTCAGAAACGTACAATTAGCACATTCAAATATTCAAGTAGGAGAAGTAATTCCAAATTATACGGACAATAACGGGAGAATGTGGAAAAGCGAAGTAGATGACGCCGGAATGTTCGTAGTAGTACAATTAAGAAATGATATAGAAAAAGCGAGGGAGGTTGCAGCAGAAGTACGAAAAGGGAATCTTCGTGGATTTAGCATAGGTGGACAAGCATTCAAGCGAGTAAACAAGAGCGATAATACACACGGAAGTTACCAAGAAATATCAAAACTCGAACTACATGAAGTAACAATCTGCGAAAAAGGAATTAATCCAGAAGCAACATTTAGAATCTTAAAAGAAGACAAAAATAATAAAAAACAGGTGAAGAAAATGACCGACGATGTAATGGAACAAATGAGTAGCGTTCTCGAACGCTTAGAAGGCCGACTTGATTCTATGGAGAAAGGTGAAATGCCACCCGGACTCAAAGAACATATGAAAGAGAAGAAAGGATCTAAGGATGAATCCGAAGATGATGATTCCGAAGAAAAAATGTATAACATGGAAAAAGGCAAGGACGATAAGGAAGAAGACAAAGATGACAAAGAAAAGTCTGAGTACTCTGATGTTATCACTGCTGAGTATCTTAACTGGATGGAAAACACCCTAAAGTCAAATGGTGTAGACACTGATGGTGCTCGTGCTCACTTCGATGATGTAGCAAAAGCAAACCTCGGCTCCACTCCAGAAGCAATCGGAGACGGTGCATCTTACTTCGCTGGACAAGTAAAGGGTCGAGCACAAGAAGGTGGTTCCCCATCTACTAACGCTTTATCCCGCGCAGGATTATCTCGCGGTGGCGGCAAAGTCGAGAAGAGTGATTTCATTACTGCATCTTCTGTAGACCAATCTCAATTAGAGGCTGCTTACGAAGTATACAAGGCTGCTCGCGCAGAACAGGCTTACAAAGGTAATCTTGAGAAGCACTTTGAAGAGCGCTTCCAATCAGAAACTCAGGCTGAACTACAGAAGGCTGCTGCTGCTGACTTTGATGCTCGCGGTCCTCTTGATGAAGTTATGAAGGCTCTTGGTGCTCTTAATGACCGAATTGACAATCTCTCCACTGGTGCTGGTACACCAATCACTAAGTCCGAATCTTCGGGCTTTGAAGTACCATCGACAGCAGATTTAGCAAGTATGTCTTGGGAAGAAGTCCATCAACTTGCTGGGAGCGTCTTTAGGGACGAATAAGTGGAGATACTAAAATAAGGAGATGAAAAATATGGCAAGAAATTACGTACGAACAGTCACAGATATGGAGCGCTACTACTATGGCGCTGGAAATGCAATGGGTTACTCCTACACTGGTAGTGAGTTGCTAAAGGCTGATGCCCCAATGCTTTCCTCAACTGCTGGAACTTACCAAGCGATCTACGGTCGTAAAGTTTGGTCCCAATTGAACCAAGAATTCAACGCATTCAGTATTCTACCAAAGAAACCTTGGGACCGAAGCGGATGGCGTGTAATCACTGCAAAGCCTAACGCTGGTGTATTGCATGGTGGACTACCTGAAAACGGTGCTCTACCTGACACTGTGAAGCCTACCTTCCAGCATGTCGCTGCAAAGCCTAAGACTATCGCTCACTCATTCGATATGAGCGAAGTTGCTATCTTCCTTGCTGACAAGGATGATGGTTTAGGAGATATCCGCTCTGTCCTTAAGGAAGAAATGGGTAAACACCATGCAGAGATGGTTAACAAGATGCTTCTTGTTGATTCAGAAACCGTTGCAGGAAACAACTTCGAGTCACTTGACCGAATTACTGGTAACGACGGTGGATCCTCTGGTGGATTAACATCCATGGAAACTGGTGCAAGCGCTGGTACTGACCATTGTGGTGCTAACGACTTAGATATCTACAGTATTGACCGAAGTGCAAACTCATGGTCCAACGCAGAAGTAAACTGTGGTGCAGACAGAGCAGCAGGAAGTCGTAGAACTTTCAGCCTTGACCACTTAGACACTATCTTCCAGCAAATCTGGGAACGTGGTGGAAACCCTAAGTGTATCCTAACTGGTTATGATACTCTAATGCGTCTACAACAGTTGCTACAAGCACAACAGAGATTCATGGAAGAAAAGAGAGTTACTCCAACCTACAACGGTGTAAAGGGTGTACCCGGTATCGAAGCAGGTTTCATTGTTGCAACATACAATGGAGTACCTATCATACCATCCAAAGACGTAGAGAAGGACGGCTTAAGTCGAATTTACCTACTGGACACGGATTACATGTACTTCTCCACAGCAATTCCGACTCAGTACTTCGAGTCTGGTATCGAGACTGGCGATCCATTCGCAATCAACAGACTCGGTCAGGAAGGTCTATATCGAACCATGGGTGAAGTATGGACAACTTTCTTCGGAGCACAGGGAAGCATTAGGGACCTCGCCTGATGGAGATAAAAGAAAAAATAAGGAGATGATGAAAAATGGCAACCGTAACCTCACACACAAACTTGACAGTAACGACTACTTACTTGGATATACCAATGGGCGGAAACAGCCCCGGTGCTCCAGTGACAGTGCCTAATGCAGATGGCACTGTTGGTGATAACACAGCATGGTTATCCGGCACAGCAGCAGCAGGAACTTACCCCGGTGCTCTTACAGGATTCCAAGCAGTAAACTCTAGCAGCAACGAGCCAGTCAGCGGACTTCGACTAATCTCAGTCATGGTCACTGGTGACACAGGCACAACTCAGAAGTTTGCAGTAAATGCTTTTGACTCAAGCCTAAGCCGCATCTATGCGCTTATCAACTTGACAAACAACACTGACACTGATGAATCACTAGCAGCAGCAGTAACTGTTGTAGCCCACGAAACTGGTGAATTAACCTTCACAGTCGGTGGCGCTACAGACACGACCTTGATTACACTAATCGCCGGTTGAAGGTGATTACAAATGCCTGTTGTGACTTACATAGGGAAGTCTTGGACTACGAGAAACGTAGATTCAACTCATCCTGATTTTATCAGGAATGAACCAAGAGAAGTAACTTCTGCTTGGATGGATCGTTACTTCGTTCGCTTTGGTCCTGACTATCTTATAGAAGGTTATGAACCAGCAGTTGGAGAATCCGTTGACATTGGGAATGATGGAATTCCAGATGAAGGATGGACTCGAAAAGATATTGCATCATGGTTAGGTAATTATGATATTAAACCAAAAGGCTATGCAACAAAAACTACACTATTGGAACTCGTCGCAACTGTTATGAGTCCCGACGGAGTGGAAGAGACAGAAGCACTTGTGGCAGAGTCCGCAGAAGAAGAAGAATAGGTGATTAAATGGCAGTAACAATAGACACAAGACCGACATATTTTGGCGACCGAATGATTGTAACAGGAAGTTATGAAGCAGGTGACACAAGTATTGTTTTGACTGGATTATTAGCATCAATTGATGCTGTTATTCTCAACCCTACCACACCTAATACCGCTCAGTTTGGACAAGTTGATACAGATGCTGGTGGGTCCACAATGGCTTCGGTAACGGTCGCTTCAATGGATGTTGCCACATTCACTGGATCAACAATTACAGTTGCTAGTCCTGTAACAGGTGAAACTCCTACAGGTGGAACTTTCCTTGCGATTGGTCGCCGCTCTTGAGGGCGGTGATTAGATGGCAAAGTCAGTGACAATTCTTGGTCCTTACCCACCGAGGGATTTCGCTGATACTACAGCGAGAACTGCAATCGCTACGGCGATTAGTGATGCTATCGCGAGTAACACTTGTACAACTGCCGATCCGCACTGTATTCTTGGTAATATCTATATTATTGTAACAACCAGTTGAGAGTGAGGGGAATGTATGGGATTCGATCTTCAAACGATTGACCTCGCTGATATAGAGAGAATGCAAAAACAAGGCATCCGTTCTGATGTTTCTCTTGACTTAACTGATTTAGTTGAGACAGATGAAAAGAATCCTCTCAAGGGTATTACTCAACAACAACGTAATCGAAATAGCGAGGCTGCTGATATTCTAAATATTGGCTCTGGTACTCGTTGCAAACATTGTGGTATGCTCCACTTCTTGTGGCGAGAAACATGTGCAACTTGCAAGAAGCCCATGGAATATAACCTCGGCCACCGAGATGAGGGGGCAAGGGAGTAGATGCCAGTTGTCTTTAGTCCCGGTGAGCCTGAAACGCGGCCTCTCGATCCTGATGCAATTGTTTACACCACTGCTCAAAAAGTTGCTGACTTCCTTGCTATTGGTCCTCAAGACGCTGTGCTTGTCTCTGCTGATTCTGTTTCTGACGGCGTCTTTGTTACTGGCGCAGATTACCGCACAATAGGATTTGAAGTTGGAGATGTCCTCCTTATTTACAGCGATGCTGACGCTCTTGGTATCGAGAAGACTATCACTGCAATCAGTAACGGTGGAGCGAGTGGCGTAAAACTTGCATTCACTGGTTCGTTTACTCACGCGGACTATCAAGCAGCGGATAATGCATATGTACAGAATACAGCATCATTCTCTAATGGCGCGGTAGGTCGTCAACGAGGTATGACTAAGTCTATCGTAGAAACTCGTATCAAAGAAGTTCAAGATAAGATAGATAACATGACACATAACGCTTGGAGACCATACCTTGTGAGTGCAGAGTACATTAATTTCGATACTTACAAGCCATATAGAAGGCGATATTACACTGATTATGTAGGTACAGCCCCTCTTTTATTCCGTAATATTCAACAAATGTTACGTATAGAACTATGGCAGGGTGATGATTATCGTGAGATATGTGGAGCAGAAGTTCGTATCAAAATTCCAGAAGACGTTAGAGCAATTAGTGGCTCAATTGTAATGTCTCCGGGGAATGGAAGTGCTGCTATTCTTACTGCTGGGACGGCTACAACTCAATGGCGTACTGATTTTGACTCAACTACTACTGCACAAAATCTAGCCGATCTCATTAACAAGGAAGACCGAGTTAGTAAAGCAGCAGTGGATTTTGCTCCAGCCTTTACTCTCGAAGGTTCTACAAGTAATGTTGCAATCAACAATGAATTCCTTGCTACTGCAAATGCGGATTATGGTACTGGGACAGTGAAAGTTTCCAGTATGCGTCCTGTTAAGGCTGGTGAAACTTGTTCTATTGTAACTACTGATTCTACAGTTACACTTGACCAAACTCAAACAAACACAGCGACTTTCAGTAGTCTTGATTCAACTACGATTAACGTAGATTCAACGAGTGGTTTTGCAAAGGCTGGTGTTTGTGTAGATGCTAGTGGTGATGTTTTCCGCTATACCGGAACAACTGCAACATCTTTCACTGGTTGTGTTATCGTCGTGGGTAGCGCTCTCAGCGATATTGGCGGACAAATAACTCAAGACATTCTACAAGTAGACCTTCAAGGTGGAAGTAGTAGTGGTGATGTTGGTCGTTTGAGAGATTGGTGGTTCGATCATGAAATGGGTATTATTTACTTCAACAACTCATATCCATTCTTTGAGTGGAATGCGATAAAGGTCGCTTACGTTTATGGTGAGCGTTACTTAGAGAAAGCCATCGAAGAAGCAGCGACTAAGATGGTTGCAATTGACTTATTGATGTCTGATGATAGAAGTGTGTTAATTCCAGAAGGCACACAGAACGTAGACATAGCGGCTAAGATTCAACTTCTTCAACAAGAAGTAGATAAGATTCTATCTCGCTACATAGAGATAGTGGTGTTTGAATAATGGATAGAGGTCTCTTTGAGGACATGTATCGTGACATGGTCACGGACTACTCCAAAGACTCTGTACAAAAAGAATTAAAAGAAGTCATCACTCAATTGCCTAGAGAGTTTAGAAAAATGAAAGAGGCACAAGAGTTAGCCTTAGATGGCATCATGAAAACCAATGAAGGGTACAGAAGAAATGGTCGTATCATACCAGAAGAGGCTGTTCAAGAAACCATGGATAGAGTGGATAAAATTATGTTGGTAGAATCTCCTTTACTTCAAGAACGTAAACTAATTTTACGTGGTGGTTTATTACTCCCTGATAAGGACGCACTAATGAGGGGGGCTGAATAATGGTAGCAACTTTTACGGAAGCACTTGACTCTGTCCTGAATGTGCTTGATGATTGGAATCGTGCTAACACTGGGAACATCAAACCAGTGATTGCCGATGTCGCTACACTCACTCCTGAGAAAGGTAAGAGGCTCGATATGTCGCGCCAAGATTACATCCTTTGTTACGAGACGGCACACAACGAAGAGACGCCGGAATTACTCTATGACTTTGTTACTACAAGGGTCAACATCACTGTAGACTGCCGTACAACTCGTGGTCGTGAGCATCTAAAATTAATGGAAAACGAAATACGTCGCCTTGTTCATCTAAAACGCAAGGGGGACGGTACAAACTTCGATAGAATGGTGTTCAAAACACGTACGGACTTATCTGATAGAACTAAAGTACTATTTAGGATGACCTTTCAGATCGAAGTAGTTATCTTTGCGGAACTAATCCCATGAGGCGAGCGACATGCCACCATCCACAGTTTACAAGGGCGATTTAACCGAAATTTCATTTGGTCATGAGAGTGGTCTTCTTCTTACACACGGCTCAATGGCAGTT